CATTCGTGGGGGTCTTTTATAGCAAGTTCTCCTCCACGATTACCTTTTGATGGATATTTAGCAGAAATAGTTTATAACAATAATATTCAAGATGTGCCAGGCAGCTTTGGTGAAACAGATGCTGCAACTGGTGCTTGGGTTCCAAAGAGTTTATCTGGTATGTCTTTTGAAGCTACAGGTTATTATTTGAACTTTGCAACTCTAGGTGCTGATGTTTCTGGAAACAGTAATACTTTTACAAGTTCTGGAGTGACGCAAGTAAATGATTCTCCTACTACAAACTTTGGTACACTTTTAAATAACAAAAATTCTGCTGAGGTTCTTACTAATGGAAATAGATCAGCTAAAGGTGTTTCTGGCCAATCTTATTGGATTCTCCCCTCAGGCTTACGTATGACAACAGAAAAAATATTTGTTGCCTGTAGAATGGATGATGGTGCAGATGGTTCTAGTCAAGTTAACGTAACATTTGGATGTCAACCTCCAAATGCAAATATTGATGGAGCAAATGTTGGGGTGGTTACAGATTCTTACGCTGCTATAGATCGTCAAGGAGGTGATTTTAGAGTTTTTAATAATTACTATGATGATGCCCCAGGCTCTGCGTTTTCAGAAAGTCATACGATTAGTGCTGCTGATACTGATGTTATAACAATGGCTGTTGATCCTTCTGATCCAAGTAATGGTAAAGTATGGTTTGGAGTTTATGATACATCAGAAGATTCTCATCAATATATTCCTAATGTTGTTGGTGGAACTGCTGGTGATCCAGCACTAGGAACACTTCCTACAGTTGATGGGATTAATTTTAAAGGGTCAACAAATCCACTTGGAGAATGGAGAATTGTTACTGGTGGATATCGAGACACGGCCGCAACAACAGTACTTTTAGATTCTGCTGACATACCTATTACCATACCATCAGGATTTTTAGAATATAAACAATCAAATATTAAAAAGGGTAGAACTATTGCTGCTGGTTCATCTGCTGATGAAATTACTCCAAGTTATACAACAGCATGGAACTGGCTAAAAAATAGAGATGCTGCTGATAGCCATATGATATTCGATAGAGTCCGTGGTGCAACGAAAGACATACATGCTGATGCTAATTCAGCCCAAGTTACAGATGCTAATACAATGTATCAATTTCTCAGAGGTGGTGTTCGTGTAATGAATGATGTTCAAGTTAACACTGAGAAAGAAAGCTATGTATCTTGGCAATGGTATATGGAGGCTACTGGAACAGGTTCTAGTAATACTGATGGCTCTATTAATACTACCTCTACACTAGTGGACACTAATTTAGGAATGAGTATATCTGAATATGTTGGCACTGGTAGTGCAGCTACAGTTGGCCATGGATTAGGCGTAGCTCCAGAATTTATAATGATAAAAAATTTAGATCAAGATGATCATTGGCTTTGTTATCATTCTGCAGTAGGAAATACAAAAGCATTTTTTTTAAGCCTTAACAATGCTGTTGATGACAATTCTGTATATTTTAATGATACATCTCCAACAAGCACTGTTTTTAGTTTAGGGTCTACAGAACAAGGTAACTCTTCTAGTGAAAGTCACATTGCTTATTCTTTTGCCCCTAGCCAATTTAATGCAATAGGAAGCTACAACGGCAACGGAAATGCTAACGGAGTTTTTGTGCCAACCGTAAATAGTCTTGGAATCCCTATTACCCCCTCTTGGATTATGCTAAAAAGAACTGATGCTGCAAATGCTTGGGCTATTACTGATACTGGAAGAACTCCTACTAACCCAACATCTCTTATCTTGCAAGGCGATTTACCAAATGCCGAACTAGATAATAGTGATATAGATGTTTTACATGGCGGATTTAAAATACGTTCAACTGATAATTTACACAATAATGCAAGTGGTGATTATATATACCTAGCATTTGGCACTCCTATTATTGACACAAGTGGTAGAATTATAACAGCAAGATAAAGAGTACTACTCTTATAAATATGTAGAAAGGAAACAAACATGGCTATACCTTCTACGAAAGCTACCCTAAAAAGTTATTGTCTAAGAGCTCTTGGTTCTGGTGTTATTGATATTAACGTATCTGATGACCAAGTAGATGACCGCTTAGATGAGGCTTTACAATACTTTGCACAATATCACTATGATGGTATTGAGAAGATGTATCTAAAACATCTCATAACAGAAGCTGATGTTACACGAGCAAGGTCTGACACATCAGCAACTGCAACGGATACTGTAGATACATCTGTAACTGCAACATGGAAAGAAGGTAATAACTGGATACCTGTACCAGATGCTGTTGTTTCTATTTTAAGAGTTCTTCCGTTAACTGATACTGGTGGAGGTGGAAGTCTTTTTGATGTTCGTTATCAACTACGACTAAATGATCTTTATGATTTCTCTTCAACTTCAGTTATGCACTATCAACAAACAATGCAACACTTAGATTTCCTAGAACACATTCTTGTTGGTGAAACTCCTATTCGTTTCAATCAACACCAAAATCGTCTTTACATTGATATGGATTGGGAAAATGATATTATTGCTGATAGTGAGTATATTATCATAGAGTGTTATCGTAAAGTTGATCCAACATCATACACTGATATATTTGATGACATATATCTCAAAAGATATGCAACTTCTCTTATTAAAAAACAATGGGGTGCAAACCTCTCTAAGTTTAGTGGTGTTGCAATGTTAGGTGGTGTTACTATGAATGGTGAAACAATCTACTCACAAGCCATAGAGGAGCAACAAAGACTAGAAGATGAAATTCAACTAGCATTTGAATTACCAGTTAGTTATATGGTAGGATAATAGTATGGCTGTAAATTCATTTTTTCATACAAGTAATGTTGCTGCAATTTCTACAGAACAAAGTTTATATTCAGATTTAGTTGCTGAAGCAATTCAGATACATGGTCACGATGTCTTTTATATGGATCGTACTCTTGTAGCAGAGGACACTATTTTAGGTGAAGATTCTGTTTCTGTCTTTAGAGATTCTTCAAAGATAGAAATGTATATGGAAAATGCTGATGGTGGTTTTGCTGGTGAAAAAGAATTGATGGATCAGTTTGGTTTGCAGAACCTAAGTGAAGCAACTTTTGTTGTAAATAAATTAAGATTTCAAGAACTCACAAAACAAATAACAATAGAGTCTGGTACTGACAGTACAGAGGGTGGTTCTATTTTACTGGAGTCTGGAACTCTTGCAACAATAGCCACTGACTTAGAAGGAAGTGATTTCTATATTCTATCAGAAACTTCAGCTACAGATTCAGATCGTCCATACGAAGGTGATGCGATATATCATCCTATACTTAAAAAAATGTTTCAAGTAAACTTTGTAGATCACGATGAACCTTTCTTTCAGTTAGATAATAATCCTGTATATAAGTTAAGATGCCGTCTATTCGATTATAGTTCTGAGGAACTTTCAACTGGTATAGATGAAATAGATGCAATTGAAGCTATTAGTGTAGCATCTTCTGATCATCAATTTACTTTGGAATCAGATACAGCTAGTGTCAATGCAGTACAGTTAGAAAGTGAAGATGGTCGTATCATACATGAAAATGAAACAGATTTACTTGTTGCACACGAAGATAGTGTAATGACAACATCCTCTGGTTCTCTTCTTGTTGAGAACTCTTCTGATAGTGGTAATGAAGAATACTTGATACAAGAGGACTATATAGTAGGTGACGGAACATCATCAGGTGTTAAGGATGCTCAAAATGAGTTGTTTGAATCTGCTGATGATACAATACTAGATTTTAGTGAAAAAAATCCATTTGGGGATGTAGGGAGTAGTTCGTAATGTTAGGTCAACAATTTTACCATGAGACAATAAGAAAAGTTATTGTCGCTTTTGGAACAACATTTAATAATATACAATTAGTTCGTAAGGACAATAATGGTGATATAAAACAATCTATGAAAGTTCCACTTGCATATGGCCCAAGACAAAAGTGGTTGACCAGATTAAATGAAGATGCTGATTTATCAAAGACAGTTGCTGTTACTCTACCACGAATTGGTTTTGAAATACAAAATCTTTCTTACGATGCTAATAGAAAACTCAATAGAGTACAGAAGTTTAAAAAAGTAAAAGGTGCAAAATCAGATCAACTTGATACACAGTTTATGCCAGTCCCATATAATTTAAGTATACAACTTTATGTTATGGCTAAACAATCAGATGATGCACTACAAATCGTAGAACAAATTCTTCCATACTTTCAACCAGACTACACATTAACAGTTAATGATATGGCAGATATGGGTATTAAAAGAGATATTCCTATAATATTAAATAGTATAGGATATGAAGATAATTATCAGGGAGACTTTGAAACTAGACGAGCATTAATATATACACTAGATTTTACTGCAAAGTTTTATCTTTACGGCCCTGTTACTTCTAGTAAGGTTATTAAGACAGTTCAAGTTGATCAATATACTGATCTTAAAGATACTGCTCCACGTAGAGAACAAAGATTTACAGTTTCACCAACACCTGCTAATGCTGATGCAGATGATGATTTTGGATTTAACGAAACAACTTCATTTTTTACAGACGCAAAAGTTTTTGATCCAGTTACGGGTACAGATAAAGAACAAGATTAATGGTTGATCCCCTCAAAGAATTAGACAAGGCTCTTGGGATTGTGAGTGACGTAGATAAATTACAAAAAGAACCTTGGAACTATGAACATAATCCTAAACAAGAGATTATAGTTAATGAGTCTCCCATGTTAGGTGCAGAAGAGTTGTTGGGGGAAGATGGTCTTGCAGAAGTCGAAGCTAACATCGAAGCAGATTACAAATATCAAAGACAGACTTTTTATACTTTGGTCGAGAAGGGGAGTACCGCAATTGATGGAATCCTCGAGCTTGCTAAAGAAGGAGAACATCCAAGAGGATACGAAGTCGCTGGAAACCTCATCAAACAAGTCGCAGAAGTAACAGAGAAATTAGGCGATTTACAAGAGAAGATGAAGAGACTTAAAGAAGTCCCAGATAATGCACCAAAGAATGTTACTAATGCATTGTTTGTGGGTTCTACTGCTGAATTACAAAAACTCATAAAAGGAAAGAAAAGTGAGTGAATCTGTATATCTAGGTAATCCTAATTTAAAAAAGGCTAATGTACAACAACAGTGGACAAAAGAACAAGTAGAAGAATTTTCGTTATGTATGAAAGACCCTATTTACTTTATTAAGAACTATATAAAAATTGTCTCTCTGGATGAGGGACTTGTTCCTTTTGATTTATATGATTTCCAAAAGGAAATGGTAGGCACGTTTCATAGTAATCGTTTTACTATCTGTAAACTTCCAAGACAGTCTGGTAAATCGACTACTATCATTTCTTATTTACTTCATTATGTTTTATTCAATGATTCTGTGAATGTTGCTATTCTTGCAAACAAGGCTGCAACTGCAAGGGACTTATTAGGAAGACTACAACTTGCATATGAACATTTACCCAAATGGTTACAACAAGGAGTAATGTCATGGAACAAAGGGAGTTTAGAACTTGAAAATGGTTCAAAGATTCTTGCATCTTCTACTTCTGCCAGTGCGGTTCGTGGCGGTTCTTATAATATTATTTTCCTTGATGAGTTTGCTTACGTTCCTAGTAATGTAGCCGAACAATTTTTTAGTTCTGTTTATCCTACCATATCATCTGGTAAAACTACAAAGGTTATGATTGTTTCTACTCCACATGGTATGAATATGTTCTATAAATTGTGGACAGATGCAGAGGAA